TGATCCTGCTGCTGCACGAAAAAAAGGACCTAGAATTAACGTTCGAAAGAATCGTTGGTAATTTTTTTTGATAGTGTTGTGTATATGTCTGCTTCTTTTTCTTTTAAGCGTCAAAATTTACAATATGGCCTAATAGGCCCAACAGGCCCAACGGGTGCTGGTGATACAGGATCAACAGGTTCAACAGGACCAACAGGTTCAACAGGTCCAACGGGTGCTGGTGATACAGGACCAACAGGTCCGACAGGTTCGACAGGTCCAACGGGTGCTGGTGATACAGGTCCGACTGGCCCAACAGGTTTTACTGGTCCCAGTGGTGTAGCTGGTTCACTAAATGATTTAACAGATGTTACTATTTCTACGCCACTTACTGAATTACAAGTATTAACTTATGACGGTAGTGAGTGGATTAATGGTTGGCCCGAAATTAAAATGATTCAAGTACGTAATGACGAAGGCTCAACTATTCCACTAGGAACTCCACTTTATTCTAGAGGTGAAATTGGCGGCTCAAATCGCATTTTGGTTGGTATCGCAGACGCTGATGATTCAATTAAGATGCCTACTATTGGAATTGCTTATGAGGAAATGAATACATCTTCTACAAAAGATAATTATGCTGTAGTTACTGGGGTATATAATACAAATATAAGTGGATTTGTAGGACTTTCCGAAGGAGACATTCTTTATGTTGGTACAAGTGGCGGATTAACTCAAACTAAACCGACAGGCCAAACTGACCTTATTCAGAATGTCGGCATTGTTCTTAAAGTTAACGGTGGCGGCACACAATGTCAAGGACTTCTTGTTTCAGCTATAGGTAGAACCAATGATATACCTAACGCAATTATTACTACTAATAGTGCTGACGCTGATTATATTTATATTGATGACGGTAATGTTTTTAAAAAAATTACTCCTGCTAATTTAGGAGCATTTGGACCAACAGGTCCGACAGGTTTTACAGGGCCAACAGGACCAACAGGTTCGACTGGCCCAACAGGACCTGCTGCTGCTGGTACTTCTGCTGCTCTAAATCCACAAAATATGCGCGTACCACTATTTAGAGATGGACATCTTGTTGCTGGAGTAGGAGGTCAATATTCTATTGGTGAACGAATGTATTTACCTGGCGGCACTTTTAACTCAAATAACTCTGTACGAGCAAATGGACAACCATTATCTGGTCTTAGCAAATTTTCATTTCTAGAAATGATTACAGATATGACTGCATTAGGTGGTTCAAGTACAGAACCTGTATACGTTCCATGTTATTGGGGCGCATCTGGCCCAATATTATTTTTTAGAATAATGGATAATAACCAAGAAATATCAGAAATTACTATAAGTAAGACACAGTCTAAAGACCTAACAATTAATTTAAATCGTCAACCTACAAGCAATTCTACAATTACTATTAGTCCTGATAATAAACCTAACTTACAAGTAGATTTTACACAAAATAATACACGAAGTACAAATTATGCGATAGAATCAAGTAACTGGAATGAGAATATCAATTTGTCAATAATACCAAACAATAATATGAATATAACCGCTAATGATAAAATTACCTATGAAATTACTATTTCTGGAACGAGTGATGGTAGTCAGGTAATTAATAATACATTTACAGTAAATGTTACGAATTAGTATTTCAAAAAATATTACACTTTTGCAAAATATAATATTTTCTACATAAATTTATTCATCTTTTTTTATTTCTGAAACTTCAATACTAGTGTTACTATCTTTTTCTTTATTGGCAAGAACCGCTCCTAATCCTCGATCATTATTTTTATCAACTATAATATTATCTGCTTCAAATAGTTCTTTGCGTACATCTGCTACTGAAACATCATCACCAAGTCGTTCGTCTGCCGTATTCATGCCACGTACTCCAATTAGATTACCGTCTGTATCAATTGTTTGTGTAAGAACATTACCAGTATCTTCTGCTTTCTTTTTATTTTCTTCAATCGCCTTTTCTTTTGCTTCTCGGACACGTTTCTCAAATTCAATTGTAGCTTGTTTTTCATTATTATTCTTTTCATGCATTAACTGATTAAGCTCGTCTTCTATATATTCAACCCTTCCAGTTTTATAAGCTTCTGGATGCCAAGGCATCCACATACCTACTGGTCCTACGTAAACATCATGATTTGGGTCGACTTCACGTAACATTTTACAGCGTAATTCTGCCTCTTCTTGAGTTGGAAAAGAACCGCGAATTTTTAGACCTCGAGTGCTAGTCTGAAATAAATGGGTTTCACTGAATTCTTTAGTTAACTTATCTTCGTGTGTGTCTAAGAATGTTTTATATTCATCTTCAAGAGAAGTTGTAAATAGATTGTCACGTTCTGTTTTACAGAATTCCTGCATGTCATCAGTAAGAACATTAAGGGGAATATTGTGTTTATAAGAAATAAAACTTAGAAACTGAGTAAATTTTTCTAAAGATTTTTGCATATCCCATTGTTTAAGAAAAGCTTGAAACATAAACATATTCTTATCTTTAACAATTGTTTCAGGTGATAAAAATGAAACACACGCAAATTTTTGGCCCGCGATTGGTTTATCCTCATCAAGAACGTCAACATACTTAGTATTAGATGTACCGTCGTTGTTTAAACGCGTTTCTACCCCCATAGGTTTATTTGGTAGTAAGTTAGTTGTCATATCTATAAGCATATTATAAATAATATCTTTTAAGCCACTTGTTAGAGAGATATTTTTTCTTTACTATGTCTATAACAATGGACGGACTGAACGTTGCCGAACTTTTCAGACGCGCAATTAAGTATCTTGTTGAAGGTCTTTTTGTTGCTCTGGCAGCCTTTGCAATTCCTAAACGTAGCCTGGCATTTGATGAAATTGCCCTGATTGCATTAACTGCCGCTGCTACCTTTAGCATCTTAGACACTTATGTCCCAAGCATGAGTATGCAAGCACGTGGTGGCGCAGGATTTGGCATTGGCGCCAACCTTGTTGGTTTCCCTCACGTATAAATAATAAATAACAATTATAATATATTTTACACATTTAGAAATATGTTATATAGTAGGAATAAATTCCCAGTTAAGTTCTTGACATATTTGTTTCCAAATATCGTCCTGTTCTATACGTTTTTCGCGGTCTTTTAACATAGGAAAGTAAGGGAGAAATTGATGCTGATTAAGAAGTTCGCAAAGCTTATAAACAGTGTAGTAATAGTTTAGAAAATTAACTCGTTCTTCTGGACAATATTTAGCATAAGGAGCTTGTATTTCTATAAAAAGATTACATAAACGTTCTTCTAACTCTGGACTCATTACTGGTGGCTTAATACCTAATTTATCTTTAATAAAAGGAATATGTTCATAATATTTATTGTAACCAAGTTTCTTTAAAATATCTTTAGCCTTTTTGTTAGTAACTTGTTCTAAGTTAATTCTTTCTTTCTTGATTTGTTTTTTAATATTTTCAAGAACTTCAATTGGAATCTGTGTTGTTTCCTTTGCTTGAAATTGCGCCAAAATTTCTCGAAAATGATTAATTCTTTTATAAGCATAGCAACATACTTCTTTAGGCGGTTCTTTATATGATGGTTTTTCAGTTTCAGTTAAGTATGGAGTTGTTTTTGAACAATTATTACATATAATAACTCCTTGATGTTCAATGGGGATTAATTCACCCTTATGGCAAGTTTGACATACATCTATAGGTGTAATATAGTTAGACATATCAACAAATGTTTCATCAACATTAGCTAAATACTGTTGTACTGTATTTTTTTCTTCTTTTTTAGCAACCTGAACATCTGAAGCTATATTAAAAAAATTATTAAGAACAGTAGTTTTATTTTTTCCTTGTGCTATATTTTTTTTTGTTTCAAAATAGTCAAACACATATTTTGAATTATCTAAAAAATAGTCGTTTTTAGCTTTTTTAATTTTACTAATTTGTTCTCTTATTTGTTTAAGTTTATCTTTTAACTCTAGTCGGGTATCAATAGATAATCCTCCCATATGTAATTGGTTTTTAATACTTTCTTTATCGGCCTCTAACTGTGGCAAAACTATATTTTCATCATAATTTAATATTTCGAGAATTTGTTTATGCTTATTATCAAGTGTTGTAGTTGCTCTATCAGAGACTATTATTTTTTTACTATTTTTTGGTTTAAATAACGACATAGTATAGTTATTTGTATGTTTTTTATTTAAGTTAAAAAATTTTAAAATTCTTGAAAATCTTATCGTTAATAATGTTATCATCTTTTCTCTTTGCATTTAAATGGAAAATACACGTGATTTAATTGTGAAACGTAATAAAAAAACAATGGAAATTGATACACATACTTTTAATAAGATGCTTTTTATATATAATGCAGTACAATCTGGCTGGGAAGTTAAAACTCACAGTAACAAGTATATTTTTACTAAGAAACATGAAGGTAGAAAAGAAGTATATCGTAAAGATTATCTAGAGAATTTTGTAGCATCAAATTTTGAGATTTCAGAACGATAATGACGTAATCTCTATTTTTTTTTCTTTAGCAATACTATAACTATGGGCGGTGGACTTATGCAACTTGTTGCCTACGGTGCACAGGACGTGTACCTTACTGGTAATCCCCAAATTACTTTCTGGAAAGTGACTTATCGTCGTCACACTAACTTTGCCATGGAATCAATTGAACAAACATTCAATGGCCAAGCCGATTTCGGCCGTCGTGTAACTTGCACTATCAGCCGCAATGGCGATCTTGCATACCGTACTTATCTGCAGGTGACTCTCCCAGAGATTAACCAAAGCATGAAAGGCACCGACGATGACGGTGTGTATGCACGCTGGCTTGACAACCCGGGCGAACAAATGATCGCCCAAGTCGAAGTTGAGGTTGGTGGCCAACGTATTGACCGTCAATTCGGTGACTGGATGCATATCTGGAACGAATTAACCCTTACTGAAGACCAACGTCGCGGCTACGAAAAAATGATCGGAAACACCACTCACCTGACCTATCTGATTGACCCAACCTTCGCTAACGTGGACGGCCCATGTGACTCAGAAGCACCACGTCAAACATGTGCACCACGCAATGCTCTGCCTGAAACTACTCTGTACGTACCATTCCAATTCTGGTACTGCCGTAACCCAGGACTTGCTCTCCCTCTTATTGCCCTCCAATACCATGAAATTAAGATTAACCTTGATATTCGCCCAATCGACGAATGCCTGTGGGCTGTCAAGAGTCTGAGCTGCACTAGTGGCTCAGCCAAGAGTGTTACCCCATACAACCAATCTCTGGTTGCCGCATCACTGTACGTGGACTACGTGTTCCTTGATACCGATGAACGCCGTCGCATGGCACAAAACCCACATGAATACCTGATTGAACAACTCCAATTCACTGGCGATGAATCAGTCGGCTCATCATCCAACAAAATACGCCTTAACCTCAACCACCCAGTTAAGGAACTCGTCTGGGTTGTCCAACCTGACGAAAACGTTGACTACTGCGGCTCTCTTGAATGCGGCTCCCTGCTCTACATGATTCTGGGCGCCCTGCCATTCAACTACACCGATGCAGTTGATGCTCTGCCTAATGCCATCCACGCATTCGCAGGCGAACAATCTGTTGTTGTGTCAGCATCAGACTACATCAGCGCATCTGGCCTCTTCCACGATGCAGGTGCAGCCGATGTCACTCCATTCGAATACTGGGACTACACCGTGGCTGGTGGCGGTGCTGGCGTAGATGCACCCGACGCACGCGGCTTCAACGACAATGGCGACGGTATTCTGTCTGCTGTATCTGACGCTGGCTCATTCGTTCTTGCTGAAACTGCTCTTGATATGCACTGTTGG